TAATAGCAGAGTTTAAAAACAAAAGAAGCCTGAAGTACTATGAGCTATACTACCAGATGAAGTATAATGTTTTGTCCTCTACCTTAGAAGGTACAGACGAGCCAGCATACTATAATAACTATGTAGGTGGTAAGTTTTATAGGCCAGTACAAGAGTTTGAAAATGAACCAAAAAGATTTCGATAATATATTAGATATACATTTAGATTCACAGAAATATCCAGATAGAGTTTTGTTTGTATCGGTTGTACTTCAAGCGTTATTGGATGCAACAAAACCAAAAAATAATGTAGAGTCTACTAGCATAACAATGTTAAGAGAAGAAGCTACCTCTTGGTTCTTTGCATCTATTGGAGTTACAAGTCAGAACTTTGAATTTATATGTGACTATGCTGGATTGGAACCTAAGAAAGTTAAAGATTTTGCAGCCTATGTTATTAACTCTAAAAATACAAAAGAAATTAGAAGTAAGTTAGATAAAATCCTCAAAAGAAAGTAGGAGATTTATTATGGAGTCCAGAGATAACTATATACTTAGAAGATTAAAGGAAGATAGAGAACAGGTTGAAGTCGTAGAGAAAGAAGCACTTGACAAACAGGTAGGTGGTAGCCATTATAAAGATTGTGCCATACAACCTGTGGAGTATATATATTCCAACGGTCTTGACTTCTTGGAAGGCAACGTGGTTAAATACATCACACGCCACAGGACAAAAGGTGATGGTGAAGAAGACATACGCAAAGTAATACACTACGCACAAATGATATTGGAAATGGTATATAAAAAAGGAGAATAATATATGTCTCAGATGACCCATTTTGGGATCACAATTAACCCTGCAAGAGACAATTTATTTGATGAGTTAGGAATAGCTAGGTTAAAAGAATCTTACATGTTAGATAACGAACTCTCTCCACAAGAGAGGTTTGCCTATGTATCTAAAACATTTTCTTCAAACAACGAACACGCTCAAAGGTTATATGAATACTCTTCTAAACATTGGCTGTCGTATTCTACTCCAATCTTATCCTATGGCAGGTCAAAGCGTGGCTTACCTATCTCTTGTTATCTTAACTACATTGAAGATACAGCAGAAGGTTTAGTTAATAATCTATCAGAGACTAACTGGCTATCTATGTATGGTGGTGGAGTTGGTATTGGGTTTGGTATTCGTTCTGCAGATGAGAAGTCTACAGGCATGATGCCACATCTCAAGATGTATGATGCGTCTAGCTTGGCATACAGGCAGGGTAAAACTCGCAGGGGCAGCTATGCTGCTTACCTCGACATTGATCACCCTGATATTCTTTTGTTCTTGGAGATGCGTAAGCCAACTGGTGATCAAAACTTTAGATGCCTTAACCTACATCATGGTATTAATGTCAGTCATAAGTTTATGAAACTTATTGAAGAGTGTATGACTGACCCCAACATAGATGATACATGGCATCTCAAAGACCCACATACAAAAGAAGTTAAGGAGACTATATCAGCCAGAGATATGTGGCAGCGTATCTTGGAGATGCGTATGCAAACAGGAGAGCCTTACCTACACTTCATTGATACATCCAATGAGAAGTTACCTGTATGGCTCAAGCAACAGGGCTTGGAGATTAATCAATCTAATCTATGTTCAGAGATTATCTTACCAACAAATAAAGATCGTACTGCTGTATGCTGTCTCTCATCCCTTAATCTTGAGTACTTTGATGAGTGGTCAAAAGAAAAAGGTTTTTTCAAAGATGTATTGGAGATGCTGGATAATGTATTAACAATGTTTATTAATGAAGCACCTGATAGTATTGAACGTGCAAGATATTCTGCCATGCGTGAGCGTAGCGTTGGTGTTGGTGCATTAGGGTTTCACGCTTACCTTCAAAAGAAAGGTGTGCCTTTTGAAACTGCAGTAGCCAAGTCCAGTAATATAAGAATGTTTAAACATATTAGATCAGGTCTTGATTTAGCTAATCGTGAGCTTGGTTCTGAAAGAGGTGAGGCACCTGATGCTCATGGTACTGGACTAAGGTGTAGTCATGTTATGGCTATTGCACCCAATGCTTCTTCTTCTATTATCATGGGTAATACCTCTCCATCTATTGAGCCTTGGAGAGCCAATGCCTACAGGCAAGATACCCTGAGTGGCGCATTTCTAAACAAGAATAAGTTCTTGGATAAACTTATAGAAAAGAAATGCCAAGACAATGAGAACCTTAACTATGACCGTATCTGGTCTTCTATTATAGCCAATGATGGTTCAGTACAACACCTAAGATGTCTAACAGATGAAGAAAAAGATTTATATAAAACAGCTATGGAGATTGACCAGAGGTGGGTCATTGAACATGCTGCTGACAGGCAAGAATATATTGACCAATCACAATCACTCAATGTATTCTTCAGGCCAGATGCAAACATAACTTATCTACATGCAGTTCATTTCCTAGCATGGAAGAAAGGAGTAAAGACTATGTATTACTGTCGCTCTGAAAAGATTGGTAAGGCTGATAAGGTATCACGTAAGATTGAACGTGAGATTATCAAAGAGATTGATATTGAATCTCTTGCCTCTGGTGAAGAGTGTTTAGCTTGTGAGGGCTAGTATGATTTATAAATGGTATTGTCATCTAAGGAGTAAAGGCTATGGAATTTGTACCAGCTTCTTTTGCGCTGTGTCCAACAGCAAACATGATTTTGACCACGAAGAAGACATCCCTCGTAAATGGATTGATAACAGAGGAGAAAGACCCTATGATGGATAAGTTAAAGCTACAAGATAAACGTAATTACTTTAAACCTTTTCATTATCCTTGGGCCTATGACCTATGGTTAAAGCATGAGCAATCACATTGGTTGCATACTGAAGTACCTATGATTGAAGACATCAAAGATTGGAAGAACAACCTATCTACAGAGGAGAAGTATTTTCTTACCAACATCTTCAGGTTCTTTACGCAGTCTGACATTGATGTAGCTGGTGGGTATATAGACAACTACCTGCCTAACTTTCCACAACCTGAAGTACGCATGATGCTATCAGGGTTTGCTGCTAGAGAAGCACTACACATTGCAGCTTACTCGCACCTGATAGAATCTTTGGGTATGCCTGATACTACATACAATGAGTTCTTGGAATACGATGCCATGCGTGAGAAGCATGAATACTTCATGTCTAATGTGGACAACAAGAAGATATCTTTGCCAATAAAGATTGCTGCTATCTCTGCATTTACAGAAGGACTTGCTCTCTTCTCCAGCTTTATAATGCTTCTTAACTTTCCTCGACATGGTAAGATGAAGGGCATGGGGCAGATTGTTACATGGTCTATCGTAGATGAAACACAACACGCAGAGGGTATGATTAAGTTATTCAGAACCTACATTGAAGAGAATATGAAAGAATGGAATGATGAAACCAAGTCAGCTATCTATAGCATAGCAGAAACTATGGTTGACCTAGAAGATAAGTTTGTTGATCTGTCATTTAAGATGGGTAAGGTTGAGGGACTACGTGATACTGAAGTAAAGGAGTACATCAGGTATATTGCAGATCGTAGGCTTATCTCTATGGGAATGAAGGGCATCTTCAAGGTCAAACGTAATCCATTACCTTGGGTAGAGACTATGATTAATGCACCTACGCATACTAACTTCTTTGAGAACCACTCCACTGACTATGCCAAGGGTGCATTGACAGGTAGCTGGTCAGAAGTATGGGCAGAAAGTGCTTGACAAAAAATTAAATGTAGAGTATAATTATAAAATGACTGACCTTTATTTAGATACAGAACAAAATACATTGGAAAGTAAAATGAATTACATGAACTTTCTTTTACATGAAATAAGAATATTAAGGGAAAGAATACAGCCTCATGATACAGGGCATATTCATACAACAATTAATACCTTAGAACAAAGGGTAAACGAGATACAAAGAGAAATGATATCAGAGAGAGATAGATGAAGAAATCCCCAAACACAGTTTACATAGGCTATGACCCAAAGGAAGATGTAGCCTATGAGGTTTTAAAGTTTACGATTGAAAGAATAGCTGTAGATAATGTACGTATTGTCCCTATCAAGCGTGATGTACTTAGACGCATGGGCATGTACACAAGAACATACAGCACAGTCAATGGTCAAATGATTGACACTGTTGATGCTAAACCTTTTTCCAGTGAGTTTAGTTTTACGAGGTTCTTAGTACCAGCCATGAATATGTATGAGGGTTGGGCATTATATATGGACTGTGATATGTATCTCAGAACAGATATCAATGAACTGTTTGAAGAGTATAACAATGATTACTATCCTCTCTATTGCGTCAAGCATGACTACGCACCTGGTGATGGCTATAAGATGGATGGACGCAAGCAAGAGAACTACCGTAGAAAGAACTGGTCTAGTCTTATATTGTTCAACTGTGGTCATGAATTAAATAAACAGCTAACACCAGAGATTGTTAATAAACAAACAGGTGGTTGGCTACATGGTTTTGAATGGTTGCCTGATAAAGATAGTGACATTGGTACAATACATCAGGAATGGAACTGGTTAGATAATCATTCATCAGAAGATATTGAAGCCAAGAATGTACACTTTACAACAGGTGGTCCTTGGTTTAAAGATTGGAAATGTGGCAGAGCTATTGATGGAATGTATGCTGCAGAGTGGAATGGAGATTACACTTACCTCGCTGGTCATGGTAAGATAGAGCCTTTAGAATGGGAAAAATGAGATATAAATTTGTAACATGTTTTAATGAGGAGTATCTACAGAAGATGACTTCTCAGCTACTCAAGCTTATGAGTAGTTCTTGGCAATCTTCTATTGATATTCATTGCTATTACTATGATATTGATATAAAGAATTATTCTTTACCCAAAGCCAAGAACATTCATTATCATAATCTTGAAGAGATAGAAGACTTCAAAGCTTGCAGAGAGATTTGCAAGAAGCACGATGGTACAGAAGGTGGAGCAGTACAGTACAATACTGCAATAGATGCCTATAACTTTGTACCAAAGGTCATAGCTCTGACAGAGACTGCATTTAATAATGGTAACTCTTGGTTGTTCTGGATAGATGCAGACACAATGTCCAAGAAGCTTATTAAAACAGTAGACCTTGATAAACTTCTACCAGAGAAACAAGAGAAGTGTGACATAGTAACCTTGACCAATGAAGAAGGTGGCTATGAATTTTTCTTACAGGGTTTTAATCTGTCACGCCAAACACCAGTGGATATGCTTGGTGATTTAAGAGGTGCCTACATATCCAAGGAGTTTTTAAACTATCGTGAATGGCATGATGGTTTTCTTATAAACAGGTTGATGACTATCTACATGGCTCATGGTATGAGAGTACATGAAGTCAGTTATGAAAACTCCATAGCTGGTGATATGTTTATTCACCTGCAGGGTAGTACCAATGTCGCTCTACGTGACATGGATGGCAATCGTATGTTTGAATTATCTGATGAAGAAGTATCACCTGATATACTTCCCAACAGATACAAGCAGCTTGCTGATATCATACGGCTCTATAAACCAAAGACTATTCTTGAGACAGGTACATGGAATGGTGGACGTGCTATTGAAATGTCTTTGGCAGCATTGGAGAACAACAAGTCAGTACACTACATAGGCTATGACCTGTTTGAAGATGCGACTATGGAGACAGATGAAGAAGAGTTCAATGTTAAACCACACAATACATTAGCAGCCGTTGAGAAAAGATTTGAAGAATTTGCCAATGTAATAAAAGAAAGAGATGGTAAAGAATTTACTTGGGAATTATTTAAGGGTAATGTTCGTGATACATTGGATAGTGATTATGTAGGATTTAAATACAGAACTGGAGTAGATGACCCTTCTATTGGTATAGATGATAAAGTTGACCTTGCTATGATTGGTAGTGGCAATAGTCTCAAGACTGTCAAACATGAATACAGTATGTTGAAAGACATACCAGTAGTAGTTATGGACCATTACTTCACAGAAGATGATGAAAAAATACCACCTGAACAATATCATGGAGTTAAACTTGCATTTGATAAGATACCCACGAAGAAAGTTAACGCTGAAGAAACTACTGAGGATGGTTGGACTGTATTCGATGAAACCGTTGCTACTAGGAAATACGTTTTACCTTCTGGTGATACTGTTATTGGTGGTGGGCATACTCATCTGTGTTTAGTTCTTCATGATGAAAAACTTGTTGACTGTCCTGATGAACTAAAGAGAGTTCCTATTGTTGTACATCCAAGAGATTGTGTACCACAAGACTTTATTCAAGATAATATTAAAGCTAATATGGAACTTATTGATAAGGATAAGTGGATACATAAACATCCTATTCATAAGGAATCAGCAATACTTGTTTCTGCTGGTCCCTATCTTGATATCAAACAATTAAAACAGACCATTAAAGATTTAGGTAATCCAAAGGTAGTTTGTGTTAAACACTCTTATCCTACTCTTCTCAAGAATGGTATCAAGCCTTGGTGTTGTGTTATCCTAGACCCTCGACCAATTACAGGTACGAGTACACATGGTATTATACGTAAAGATTTATTTAAGAAGATAGATAAGAGTACCAAGTTTATGCTGGCATCCATGACAGACCCTTCTGTTACAGAGTTTCTAATTGAAAAAGACTGTG